CTTTCAAAAAAAACTTGTACCATAGCAGTTGATTGATATTGACCAGCAGACCATATATTTTTATGAGAACTTATATTGCTTCTTTTAACCCAAGTACTAACAGTAAAAGTTTTTTTATTACCATCACTACTTGGTGTTTTTTGTAAATTATCACTACTACCACTATTAAACCTACATGAATTATCTACATTAAAACCACCTGCTGCTGAAGCTGAGTTTGCTGTAATAATTAACATTAAATCTCCAATGTTGGAAGTTCAGCTAATGGTCTTTCAAAGACTTTAGGTTCGCCTTCTTCTGCAGTATTGACATAATTGTATAAAGTTTCTAATGCTGGAGTGTTTGAAGCATTTGTAATTTGAGTTTCCATAGTAGCTTGTCTTGATCTAACTAAATCTCTATGAGTTGTAATAGCACTTGGTATAGCAGTTTCTTTTTCTGCGTTTCTAGTTATGTACCAATCAGTTTTAGCTAATTCGTTTGCAACATTTACTTTTAAATCTCTGATTAAATTTGTTTTTAAACCAAGTATTACTACAACTGGGTCAAGTTCAACTCCGTCTGAATCTGTACCATTTGCATCTGCATGAGCCTTTGGTGTAGCAGTTCCATAAGAAGCTGTTACAGTATCATTAGCAAAAGCAAAAGATTGATTAGTATTAATATACCATTGCTCATCTTTTTTATTACTGTCATCAAAGACTACTTCATAAATACCAATAGCTTCTTTTTCTTCAACAGACCATTTCATAAATATGTCTTTAGGATATTGTAAATCTCCTAGAGTAAAGCCTTTAGGATAGTTAAAGTATTTTGTGATTGTTCCGTCTGTTACTAATGCGTACATAATATTCCTATGATAATGTTAATGCTAAATTTCTACCAATCTCTAACCACTTTGCACCATTGTATCTAAAGGTAAATAAGTCGCCAAGATTAGCTGTTGCTGTTAATGTCGGTGCAGTGTCAAGAGCAAATTCGTATGCTGCGTTCCAAGTTATAGTTCTGCTACCAGTTCCATCTTGAATAATAAGTAATGATATAAATTGACCACTTACTGGATTAGCTGGTAACCCCATAGTTCTACTAGCACCAAGTGTTACTTTAGCTATTGGTTGAGTTGCTGCGTTCCATGTAATAGTTGAAGCATCTGTTAAAGCTACTTCTGCAATGTAACCAGAAGTTAATTTAACTTGACCATTACTATCTCCAGAAATCCAAGCTATTGAACCATCTACACCATCACTAATTTTAAATTGTTTATCTCCAGTAGCACTTGCTACATCACCATTTCCAATAACTATATTTCCATCTCCACTTGTAATATTATTTCCAGCTTGATAACCAATAGTAATATTATTACTGCCAGTAGTTATAAGTTGTGAAGAATAAGAACCTAATGCAGTATTTTTACTATTACTTTGATTTGTAGCACCAAATAAAGCAGCATTACCAACACTAACATTATCAGTTCCAGTTTTATTATAGTAACCAGAACTAGAGCCTACATTAGTATTTCTTCCATTACCACTTAACAATGAAAAAGCACTATTTTTACCAGCTAGTGTATTATTAGAAGATGTTGTAAGAGTTGAACCAGCACCTTTACCAATTGCAGTATTACTAATTCCAGAAGTAATTGCATCTAAAGCTGAAATACCAACTCCAGTATTTTCTGTAGCAGAATTTAAAGTTCCAGTTGTTGCATGACCAACTAATAAACTATTTGTAAAATTTGTTCCTTCTTGTTTAAATGTAACACCACCAGCATCACTATCTTGAAAATCAACTGTGTTAGCTGTAAAATTAACAGTTGCTAAAGTTATATCAGCAGCACCATCATATAATTTTAAAAGTTGAGCAGTTGCAGCACCAGATGTATCTAACCAGATTGTTCCAGCGACAGCAGAACTTGGTCTTGATGTACCTGAATTAGATGAATTGATAGCAGATAAAACATTGTTTATATCTGTTCTAACTGTGGGAAATGATGCGTTTGCTATGTTATAATCGTGTTGTGCCATAATGTTTTCTTATATCCCTTTTAGAACCCTTTTGCAATAAAATCAAATGTTTTAGATACTGCTGAACCACTTGCATTTTTAAAAGTTACGTTAAATCCATTAATAGTTTTTGATTCTACTAAAAAGAAATCTCCTGTTGCCATTCCTTGTCCTGTAATTCCTAGTGCATAATTAACAGTTTTATAAGGGTTTGTAAATGTTACAGTTTTAGTTGTTGCACCAGATACTATATCATTTCCACTAAATATTCTATCTTCCATATCTATTGTAACTGACACTTCTTCTACTACAGGAGTTGAAGCTAAATCACTTGAAGTTAAAACAACCCTAAATTTAAAAAATCTGGCAGTATAATTACCAATTACAAAATTTTGAAAAGATGTGAATGTAGAGTTATCATCACTTGTTGCAATCTCAATATGTGCATTAGAGTTAGCTGGTGTATCTCCATCAAAACTAGAATTTTGAGTATCAAATAATCCTATTCTATTATCAAATAAATCGTCAGGGTCATCTGAAGTTTGTTTTAAAGTAGCTGTTAATCTACAAGTATGTTTAGCACCTATATCAACTACATCTTCAAATAAGTAATTACCACTTGCATAGAAGTCTGCATTAGCTACACCTGAATCAAAAAATCTAGTTGTTTCTGCATCAAAGTTTCCACTTGCTGAATCAAATAATTCAGAAGAATCTAATCTTAATGTGCCATCTACTAATGCTGTGTTTGTTAATGTACCATCAAAATCTGGGTGTTCTGATACTGATGTTATTGCGTTAAAGTTTTGAATCCCTGTAACATTAGAAATAATAGCAGTAGCATTAGAACTAAAGTTTCCAAGTTTATCTACTGCTTTAATTAGGTAAGTTCCAACTCTTGCTGGTACGTTAATTGAAGTTGCTGGTCTTGATACTTTTTCTACTAAAGATACAGAGTTTGCCCAATCTCCAGTACCATCTGTTAAAGTTGAGTATCTAACTTGATAAAAAGCTAAATCTAAATCTGGTACTTGTGTCCATGATAAATGTGCTTCTTGTCCTAAAATATTACAAGAAAAATCTGCAACATCTTGTGGTGGTTCAATAGCACCAATAATAGTTCTTGTTGTTGTTACATAAGTTGAACTAACTCCTAAAGTATTTACAGCTTTAACTCTTACATTATAAATCTTTTGGTCAATTACATTTAAGACTCTGTGATTTAATCCTGAACCTTGTGCATAAATAATATAATCTGAATCTGTACTTAACTTGTATTCCACTTGGTAATAATCAACAAAGCTATCTGTACTAGCACCAACAGTTACATTTAAAGCTACAATTACAGTACCATCATTATATTCAATTAATTCATCATCTAATGTAACACTTGCTGGTGGTTGAACAGAAAATGGATTTGGTAAGTTTGTACTAGGTGTTGATGCTACTTGTGTTTTAGTTGCCCACGTATAATGAGAGTCTTGATGTTCCATTAAGTCTAAACCTAATGTGAAATCAGCATTGAAATTAATTGCTAAAATTCTAAATTGTTTATTTGAAAAACCTAAACTAGAATGTGTTACTCCTAAAATATCTCCTATGGCTACATCATAAGCACTAAAGCTAACATTAAGTGATAAACCTAATGCTTCTCTTGATCGTCTTAATATAACTTCTGCCATTTCCAATGCTTGATATGGACTTGTTATTGTTTTCATGTCGAATCTTCCCTCTAATAAGAATCCACCATCAACTGCTTTCATAGCTGCGTGTTTATCTGCTGCTGAATATCCACTATCATTTATTTCAGGAAATTGAACTTCATCAACTTGATAATTTCTATCAGGATTAACAAATGAAATAATAACTCTATTATATTTTGAATTTTTAGTTGGACTTGCTAAAGTATATCCACCAATAATATCATCTTCTGTAATTGTAATTGATGATGAGCCTGTTGTTTCTACTATTAATTTATATTTACCACTAACATAAGGAAGATAACCTCTACAACCTTTTAAAAATTCTCTAACATTATCTATAACTGGAGTTGATGTATCTATAATTGCGTTACAATCCATGACATCTATTGTAGTTGAACCATAAGCTGTAACATCTGTATCACAAATTCCTGATGCAGTATAAAAACTTGGTATATCAATATTAGCTATTGCTAAACCTTTTCCATATCTTTCGTTAGTTAAGTAATCTAATAAACACCATGCTGGGTTATTTGAAAATGCAGCAGTTTGAGCAACAGAACTTGAATTGTAAGCTACTACTTTTTTACCTTGTACTACTGATTGAACTTTAGGAACTCCTGTAAATGCGTCTGAGTGCCATTTAAACCTTATAGCTAAATAAGAAAGACCAGATAGTTTGTGAGAACTACCCCAATTATCTAATGTTGATAATAAACTTGATGCTGATTGTCCATCTGTTCCATAATGAGGTTCAACTGTAATTAAACTTGTAGAGTCTTTATAAAAATTAGAATCATTACTTGCTACTGTTCTTTGTGTATTATCTGCTAGATCGCCTGACAATGTAACTACTTTATCATCTATTCTTATTTCTGTTATATCGTTTATCTCTCCTTCCGATATGATAATAGCCATATATAAATAAGTGTTATCTGTTCCGGAGGTTTCCATAAATACTCTAGTTCCACCAATCATTCTTTCTCCATAGATTACAGGAATGTTTGCGTCATTAGATTGTTTATTTAATAAAATTCCTTTTTCGTAATTATCAAAATCATTAGTACCAAAGTCTGGCATTTCAGGAGTTTTTGGTCGCATTAACCAAGCAAGTCCAAGACTAATAACTAATGAAACAAAAGGATTAAGTTTTAAAACATATTTTATAACTGGTGCAGCTACTTTCTTAACTATATCGCTAAAAAATCCCATTATGTTCTACCCCATTTAATATCTTGTACTGTTTCAGAACTAAAATCCATTCCTACATCTGCACTAAAGAATCTTTGTTGTGATGTGTTGTTTGTTTTACGACCATTCTTTTTATCAAAGTCTGCCCAATGAGATACTACTGCTAAATTAACTGTACTAGCTTTTTCAGATTCATTAACACTAAAACTTTCTATGTTACCAGAATATAAAAGAAATGGGTCTGCAATAATAGAATTATCATCAGCTAACAAACCTCTAAAAATAGTTACAGCATCATTCACT